TGCTAACCGCGCTGCTTTCTTGCATTGTAATTGAACCTGATGAAGTAATTGCGTTACTTCGTGCCTGTGTTTTGTAAGTTGTTGCGCTTGTTGTTGCTGGTGAGTCTAAATAAGACATTGGAAAGACGCTCGCATGAGCTGATCCTGAATTGACATACATTGTTTGATAGTCGGTTCCCAATGAATAGATAGAAGTTGCACCGCGCAATAATCTTGCAGCTCCACCAATTCCACCAGTGTCGCGATATGCGTACATCTGTTGAGATACCAATACCAATATCTTTGACGTGTTGAGTGTCGGTGTAATTGTTGCCGTCAAAGTAGTGTCTGTAAAGGTTGTTGATGCGATATTTGTTGAAGTCGATGTAGTGGCAGTGACTACCTGTAGGACTTTACCGCCGCCTGCTGGTGCAGCCCAAGTCGGAACACCACCGGCAACGGTTAAGATGTTTCCTGTTGAGCCAATGCCAAGTCGTGTATTTGTGTTTGCGGTTGCTGATGAATATGCAATGTCGCCTAGTGTTGTGCCAGGTTGTAATGCTTTTAGCCGTGTGTCAACGCCTTGCAATGCCACTTCAAAATCTGCGGGCAAGTCCGTGACTAAATCGCTCGCCGTTGGAAGAACAAAACCATAGTTGCTTGTGGGATTTGTAATTTGAGTTTCCTTTCCTTAGGCGACTATTGTCGCATTTTCCCAGTCAAGTGTCGGCGACACGCTTGACCAAGTTTCGGTAATTGGAACGTCCGACCAGCGCATTGCTTGAAGGCTATAAGCCAACGGTGAAAGCAATAGGCTGACGGAAAGTTGATTGTAACTTGCTTGAAATGACCACCCTTCGACAAATCCCTGAAAAACACCCGAATTCATATTGGCTGGAAGATTAACAATGGCGATTGGTTGACCCATAAAAACTGCCAACAAATTGTCACGATCGTTGTTGTCAATTTCTGAATTGGTTAAATCAAATGTGATGTCACTAAAAATTGGAAATGGTTGCGCACGCAATGATAAATAAAATTGGGCTTGGTCTGTGGCATCAGCTGAATTGTGAAGTGTGGTTGTAATAATTTGGCTCAATTGGCCATAAATTGAAATTGAAGCGGCATCACTGGCTGATTCTTCACTACTGGAAGTTGCCCCATATCGAATTGTTACGGCATTTCTTACGTCACCTGCACGCGTGTCAATTCTCAAACCTGATGCTTTGGCGTGATTTGCGTCCAAATCCACATAACCATTTGCGGCTAGATATTGGGTGCGGTGTGTCGAATCCGCATAGCCAATTCTGCCCAGGGAATCTTCGTAGATATAACCCAAGCCACTGGTTGCCAGTGCTGAAACCAGTGAATAAACGTCAGTTATATTGGACGTGCGCGCTGCCAATTCATAATTGCCTGGACGGTCAATTTCTCCCAAGCCATTGTTTTCAGCGGTTGCCCAGGTAATTGTTGGGTCATAAGTCGCCCAAGTCTGCACGCCTGCAACCTCAGCCCAAGTGTTAAACAAAACATCTTGCAAAACATCAAAAATTTGGTCGCCGTCAAATTCCTTTGGCAAAACCCCTTCAGTCAATGCTTTTTGAAGCCTAGCCAATGCACCCAACGCAATGATTGAGTAAGTTTGCGTGAAAGTCGTTGAACCTACGTCATAAACTTCAAGGCCAATGTCCACCACATTCCCACCAAAAATTGGCTGAAACACGGCTGCTGAATCTTTGATTTCAATAGTGATTGATGAATTGATTGAAACGGGGATTGTGGTTTGGTTGACATCTATCAATTGAAGGTTGATATAACCCGCTTGGGCTTGCTCGTAGATATTACGGCGACCGCTGCTGATTGTTAAATTTGAAAGGATTGCATTTGTGTATGCAACACCGTCAATTTCAACATTCCAAATTGGATTCCACTGTGTCATTAGATTGCCTGAAGTGCGCTTGCACCACCCGTGCCGCGATAGTAAGAATTGTTCAATGTTTCAACGATCGTGCGGGCAGTGCCTTCCTTATCAATTGCGCCATTAACCGTAATGTTGATATTTGGTGAAGCCGCGGCCGCAAGTCGCGCTGCATTTTGTGAATCAGTAAATCCTCCACTTGGTGAAGTAATTGTTGGAGTCAAACCCATTGCGGCATCTGCCGCTTTCTTTCTTGCGTTTTCAGTGGCTTGGGCTGCCGCAATTAACGCCGTTTCTTCTTTTGTATATTTGCCAGCATTTCCAGTGCCGCCCGTGATATATCCAGGCGCACCCCCAGTTGCAAAAGTTGTTTCACCTGCGTTGCTGCTATTAGCCAAAGCGTTTGCAGCAGCTAAAACACCAGCCGCCAAAGCCACTGCACCCACGCCCAACAATGGATTTAATGCAAATGCCGTTGCAACACCCGTCACAATTGCCGTTGCTTTCAAAGCATTGTAAGCCTTGATGAGTGTTGTAATTAATGCAATTGTGGCAGTGACGGCAGCACTAATTTTTGAAACAACAAAAACTGTTGCAATAACCCCCGCAACGGCAATTAACTCATCTTTGAATTCAATAACCGTGTCAATAAGGCTTCGAATGCGCTTACCCCAGGTAAGTCCCATTTGTTCGGATTCGCTCAAACCTTCAGCAAGGCCACCCACACCAGTCAAGCCATTCACAAATTGTTGAATCACTGGAACGACATCATTCAAAATGTATGTGGTCAATTCCTGAATCAATGGCAACAATGCCGTGCCAATTTGTTCCTGGACTTCATCACTGGCAATTTTGATGCGGGCAAATGCCTTTTCAGTGCTTTGTGCTTCATTCTCAGCAAACCCACCAAATGTCCCAGTCAGTGATTGAAACACCAAATCAAAATCTTTTGATTTCAAAATTGATGCGTCAAGTCCTAAACCCAATTTGCTCAGTGAAGTCAGGTTGCCGTCATAGGCTTTTCCAAGCGCATTTGAAACGGCTTCCAATGGTTTGCCTGTGGCAGAACTGATATCCAAAGCAAGGTTTAATAATTTTTGGGCTTCTTCAACATCTTTTGTGGAACGAACTAAACGACCGAATGCTGGTCGCAATTGATCGTCAGTGACACCAATTGCAAGTGAAGTTTTGCTGATGTAATCCTCAACGCCTGCAATTTGTTTTGAAGTTGCGCTGGTTGTGTTTTCAATAGTTAAAGCCAAATTGCGTTGTGCCGCTTCATCAGCTGCGGCATTCTTAATTGCTGCGGCAGCGTAAGCACCAATGGCAGCGGCAGCGGCCGCAAATGCCAATGCAGCCCTTTTACCAAAGGCTTCAAATTGGTCGCCTAAAGTTTGGCTTTGGCTTCCAGCAGTGTTGATATTCTTTGAGAAATCAGCAATGTCTGCCAGTAACGCAAGTTTGAGCGTTCTACTTCCAGCCATTTATCTGTCCCATTCTTTCAGAATCTTGTCAAAGCCATTTTCCCACTCTCGCACCAAATAAGGTTGTTCGGCGCGCAAGGTTGGGTAAATAAACCAGCCACGTGAACCGCGACCTTCACGGCCTGACCACACGGGAAATTGCTTGTATTTATTTGAACCGAATTCTGAACCGCCCCAAAGTTGTTGAGTTGTTGCGCCTCCACTGTATTTTTGACGGGCAAATCCAAATGAAATTTCACCAATTTTTGATGATTTGCTTACCGTGGAACCGTCAGCGATTCGACTGGCAACTTTTGATGTGCGCAAACCACGGGCAGTTGATTGAATCTTTTTCTGAAGATAATCAGCCAATGCACTGGATTGAATTTTAGCTGCTGAAATGCTTTCTTCGTCCATTGCTTTGAATGCGCGAATGACTGAACGCAATTCTGCCTTATCGTAGGCAACTGCATCTTCAGCCATTTCGCGCCTCCAAAATCTCAATTGCGGTCAAAACATCTTCCGCGCTTTCCCACTCCTTCATTGGAATTCCAGTGGCAATTGCCACTTCAACCAATAATCGGCTTATGCTTCCGCGCTGGTGACTTTTGGGTTTGACTCACCAACTTGCACGTCAGAAATTGTTTCTGTCCAGGCTTCAATTGGTTTGACTGGTTTGCCAGCGGCTTCCCGCTTCATGGCGTAATAAGCCAAAAACACCAAATCGGATATTCCGATTTTTTCTTGTGCTTGACTGATCGTGTGACCAGTGTGTTTTTCCCAACGAACCCATTCAGGTGGGGCAGCCATGTAAGTGGCTGACTCACCCGAATTGAATTCAACTGTGATTGCTAGTTTCATTTTGTCTCCCGATTGTTAGTTTTAGCTGAAGTTTTCTGCTGGTGTTCCAATGACAACAAATGACATTGAAACGGTCTGTGCGTCAGGTGCGCTGCCGCCTGCACTTGGATAAACTGGAAGCACTGAGAATGTGAACACTGCACCTGTTGCAGCCGTCAACACTGTTGTGATTCCTGTATTTGGTGCAGATTCAGTGACACCCCAAAGTGTTTCACACAATGAAGGTGATGCGCCCCAGTCGGCTAACATCTCAACGGCGAAAGTAAATTCATCATCAATGTGACGATTCACAACGCCGTCAAGTGTCTGATAGCGAACCATTGTTGGTGAGTTAGAAAGAACTGCTGAAGTTGCCTGAGCATCGAAATTGTTGCCACCAATGGTAAAGGTGACATCTCTCCCAGTTATTACTGTGGTGGCCATTTTTTCTCCTTAGATTGTCTGTGTGTAATAGGTTGAAACATTGATGTCAGCGACCAGCATTGGGGATTGCCCAACCTCTAACACTGTTGGCTTTTCAACAACGTCAACCACATATCCTGCGGGCATTGCCGCAAGAATTCCGATGATTAGTTTTTCAAGGTTATCTAATGAACCTGCATTGCTATTTGATGAAACAATTGCCGTGATTGCAAAGTTAAGTTTGACTTTGGTTTGTGCCTTACCTATCAAAACAACTTCCATGTAAGGTGAATCAGGAACGACCACGATCGCTGGTGGAATTGGTGATTCAGGAACTGAAGAATAGACGTTTGCAGCTAAAGCCGAAAATGAATTGGCCAGTGCAGCACGGGTGTCAGCAATTGTTGATGCGGTCATTGACAAATCGTTTCGACATCAAGAAACGGCTGAAGTAATGTGCTGACACGGTTGGTCAAACTTCTGCCCATGCGATAAGGCGTGCTGGCAAAATCTACACCCTGGATTTCTCCACCAGCGGCCACGCGTGATTGAAAGACTTCAACGCTGACTGCGAGAATGGCTGATTCAATTGGTGGCGAATTGGCATAAATGTCAACGGCAGAATAACCTGAAAGTGTGGCCGTGCCTGTTGGGATAATGTCGCGCAAAGTCACATTTGCACTTGTGATTGCAGCGGTGAAATGAAATACGCCTGTTTTAACAACCGTCACCGTTGCGCTAAAAGGTGCGGGTAATCCCGTCACGATAATTGATTGACCAGCAACAAAATGGTGTTCGCGTTGGGTGTAATAAATTGCCACGTTGTCTGTCAATTCATAGGCATTGACTGCGTTTGTATTTGCAACCAACATTGGCAAAATGACCGCTTCAGCGGTGTTGATTATTTCGTCCAGGTAACTGTCAGGATAGAGGGAAACGGAAACGCCAAGAATGCTGCGCAATTGCGCGGTTGAAACAATGCTTGGCATTTCCGCCCCTTTCGTCTGCTGCGCCGCGTTCGGGAGTGACCACGGCGCATGATTAGTTTTTTACTTGTTGTTGCGGAATGCTCCACCAGCAAGTTTGATTGCACAAGCACCGAATGAATAAACACCGACATTGATTGAACCGTCAGCAGTTGACTCAGCGCGTAGCTGATAATTGTTGCCTTCATACCATGTGTATGCAGCAGGGTTTACAACGATCATTGAACCGTCATCACTTCCAGCAGGTGCAGCAAAATCAGCATACAAATCAAGGCCAGCGACATTTCCACGCAATGAATCTGGACGCAATGCGCCACCAGCATTTTGTGGTTGAGCCGCAATGTAAATTGGACGGCCGTTATCGTTTAGTGCCATTGTGTTTGCCCACTGGCTTGCACCCATAACAATGTTTTGCGCAAATCCTGTTGTGTTTGTGTAAACACTTGCAGCACCGCGTGAAACAAATGCTAGTAATTCAGCAGCAGTTGGAAGTGCTGACAATGTTGTTCCGTCAATAGTTGCGTTCGCAACAAGGATTGATGAAACATAAGCATTTTGTGCCTTAGCCATGGCCGCAACCATGTTACGAAGCAACTCATCATAAAAAAGTGGTGAAGTGCGTGTGAGCAATTCCACCGTAAAATTTTGTTGACCTGCGAATTTCTTCACTGGCACTGAAATGAATGCTGATTCCATGTTGGTGTCAGAAAATGCTGAACCCTCAGCCGTTTCGGCCACTGTTGGAACAACTGTGATTTTTGGAATTTCAAATGTCATACCAGCATCAGGCAACGCCCCACGGGAGATTGCTTCAATGCTTGGACGAATTGTTGTTGATAGGCCGTTGACAACTTCTGACAACTGACGTGTTGGAACAAGTCCAGCTGAATCTGTTGTGTTGTTATCTGCTGCCATAAGATATTGGCGCGCATCTTCACTACCCAATGCAGCAAGAACCTTGTTTTCAAGATACTTTGCAGCAGTTAGTTCAATGCGTGGCTTTGTGAATGTGCCACCGATTGCTGGTTTTGCAGTGGCGGTGATTGACTGTGCGGCTTCGACCGTCTCTACGGCTGAAGCGTCATTGACGGTGTTTTCCACTTCGTCTCCTTCTGTTGTTGGTGTTTCTTCTGTCCCAATTGTTGAGTCAGAAACTTGTTCAGTGCCTTCTTCATCAGCCGTTGTTGCGGCCACTTCAGTCACACGTGCGCTTCGAATAGCGGGTTCGCTTGTAAGTGCAACGCCTGACAATTCGCCTTTTAAAATGCGAACGGTTCCGTCCTTCAATGTTTCGTATTCGTCATAGGCAACTTCAACGCTGAAACCGTCACGCAAACCTTCTTGTGCCTCAACTAATGCGTCAGTGCCAGCAGTTGTGTTTGCAATTTTGAAAGTTGCGTCAATTCCAAATTCAGTTGTCTCAATGCTTAATGTTTTGCCAATTCTGCGGGTGCGGTCATGTTCAAGATTCAGCAAAACGGGTGTTGCGTCAATTGAATTTTGTGCAAATTGCACTTTGCCAATTGATGCATTGCCTGTTTCGTTGAACGTAACAATTCGGCCACTGATCGTGCGACTGTTGGAATCAGCCGCGGTGATTGTCATTGGTGTGATTACTTTTTTCATAGCAGCATATCTTCTTCCTCACGAATTTCATCAACGCTCATTGCGCCAATGCGGTTCAAGATTTCATAAACTTGCGCACGCTCATAAGGATTGCCACGCAAGAAATCGTCCAAATCAAATGACACGCGATTGCCTTGCGGCGTAAAATCTTGGAAAGATAGACGTTGTTCAATTATTGACATGTAATTTCTAAAAGCAAAATCCACAAGGTCACGCCTTTTGTCTAAAGCGTTGGAATAAGTGAAACTGGATTGCTGAGAATCAGTGAAATACGCTGGAAGTCCACAAGCGCGGCTTAATTCTAATGCCACATAATTTCTTGCTTCATTTAGCTGAATGCTCTTAGGGTCGAAGCCCAAAGTTTCCAACGTGACATCTGCGTTAAGGAATGCCGTTGATTTTGAAGCACGCGCTGACTTCCAGGCACTTAACAACTTTGCCACACGATCGGCTGGCAATGATGTGCCATTTGATTTTAAAACCATTTGTGGAATTGGCTCAACCGCAAAATTCATTGCGGCCTTTTCTAATGCAGCAGCGGCACGGATTGTGCGACCGGCACGCGATAGCAAACCTTCTTGTTGTCCAGCGAAAACGACTAAATTTGTTGCATCAACATAAGAACCGTCAATTTGATATGCGGTAATTTCTGTACCAAGCAAATTTGTTTGAATTGTCACGCGTTCAGGTGCAACACGTTCCATTGCGCGAATTCTGCCCGTGTCTGCATAACGGTCTAGAACGAAAGCATAAGCATTTGGAAAAAAGAATAAATCGGAAATAATCCAAGCCCAAAATGTTGCCCCTGGGATTCGTGGGTCAGGTTGGTTGATTACGCGCGGTTGCGCAATTTTCTCACCAGTTGCTTCATTGCGTGTGTGCATTGGCAATGAAGAAATGGTTTGGATAATTCCTAAAGCACGCGCACAAGTCGGAACGCTCATGGCTTCCGCACGCGTTGCCATAGCAATGCCAGCGAAAAACAATTGTCCCTGTTCCTGGAAGTACGGTGCTAGAGAAGCCGCGTCAACTTCAGCTGGAACGGCAGCATCAACCTTGCGCGGCACTAACAAATCAAATAGACCCATGCCCGAATTTTCGCAAGGTTTTACACCTAACCAACCATAATGTCCAAATCATTGTCTTGGCGTGTCGCAAAGTGTGAAACAAGACTGACGGCCACCGCGCCGCAAACAATTTGACCGCTGGCACGCCTTCCAATAACCCACCCGCCGTCACCGCGCTTCAATTGAACGGCTGCCAATACTTGTTGGGTCAATTCGGATTGTCCGCGGTGTTTTAACCGCCCTGAGTTAATTGCCGACAACATTTCATCACACGCCTGCGGGTAAGCCGCGTCCATGTCGAAAATTGGAATCCCTGCTGGTGCAAGTCGCGCTGCAACTGCCCCTGCCGTGCGCCGTGAATAAAGAACCTGCTCAACAGGATACTTTCGGGCGTAATCGGCCAAATCATTGGCAATTGCCTTATCGTCCAGTTGCAAGTCATTCTTCCAAGTGTGAAGCAATTTGACCACAAATGATTCATCACCAAGTTTTTGCGCTGCAACCAATGCCGCGTGCTTTCGGTCGGGTGATAGGTCAATTGCCAACCAGGTTGTTTTCTCAATATCAAGGTCAACCGACTTGTCCAAGCAATTGCCCCAGCTAGCAGAATCGACGGCTGAAGAAATAGCCACAACCCAGCGGCACAAAACCTCCGTCATAACTACGTCAGGCGGGTCATTGAATACGGCGCGCAAATTGTCAGGGTGGATTGTTATGCCCATGGCAGGATTTGACCATTTGGCGTTTTCAATTGAAATTTCATCAGTTGGTGCCGACCATTCAAAATAACCAATGTCATCGTCCTTTCCCGCGATCTGTGCCATGGCGCGTTCACGAAAAGAATTCAAGACAACGCTTGCCGAATCTCCCGCATTTGTATAGCTCATGACAAGTGGGTTTTTTGCGGCCATTAGGGTGTAACGCAATGAAGCAAAACTTTCCAAATCCGTCATCTCACGCAATTCATCGAGGTGAATGGTTTCGGGTCGGGAAACGCCTCTAGCTGCTGAACCGCCAGCCTTTACGATAAAGCGGGTTCCATGCAATGTTTCAATTTCTTCAGCCCCATGCGCCCAACGAATTCGTTTCACCTGTTTTGCTAACGAATCGTTACTTTCAATTAAAGAAACTAATTGCCTGAATTGTTCAAGGCTGGTTGCAAGTCTATGAGCCGAGCCAATTTGAAGCGGCTCTTTCCATAGGAAAAGCCCGCCAAGGATTCTGATCTGTTGCAAAAAACTTTTGCCATTTTGTCTGGCCACAACGATGCAATTGACTGGCGTAGCCCAGCGCCCGTCAGGTTTGACCTTGTGAGTGTGAACAAGTGCAAATTTCTGCCATGGCATCATTTCCACGCCAATGCTTGCAGCTAAATCAACCAATTCATGACCCAATGAAGGCAAATCGTTCAATTGGGTGTGGATTCTTGGGGTTTCCACGCCAAATAGGGCGTTTTCACCTTCTGTGTCCCTACCCAAAACCGTTTCAAGCCCGTTTAAGCCGTTTTGAGCCAATAGGTGACCTTCTGTGACCTTGCTAGTCATTTTCGTGGCTCTTCGAGTCGTTTTCGGGGGTAAAAGGAACAGGAAGGGTCAGGGCT